GATAATAATATTCACTATACGAAGGATGAATGCCACTTGATACCCCCGCGAGTTGAGAGACTGTGCCACTTGGCTTAATGCACGTGGTTGCTGCTGATTGTTGAATTCCAAGCTTTTCACTCCATTCTTTATTTGTGCTAATTACGTGTTGCTTAAGAACTTCTAAAATAGGAGGTAAAGGATTAGATATATCTTTCCCTTGAAGAAGTTGATTATCAAAGATACCAGTAAAACTTACTCCCAGAAGTCGTTCTTCTTCGGCATTTCGTTGCCACTGTTTCCTAACATATCTGAAATTAGTGAGGGTGGATTGAAATGTTCCCAATATGGAGGCACATTCAACTTTATCCCGTAACGACTCAAAAGTGTCTGTAGGTCGTACAATAACTTCTGTGAGGTTGCAAAGTCCGCTTGGACGTAGGTAAATTTCACCGCAAGGGTTGGTTCCAAACTCATATTCGGATATGTTTCGTCTACCCGAATTAGAAATGTGCCGTTCTGCGGCCTCTCTATTGAAAATACCACGCTCACCTGACTTGGATTCATATAAACTCTTCCATTCCTCTAGGAACACACTAAAGTCGGGTTTGTTATCATAAACAGCGCTATTGTTAGCGAGAGCACGCTGACCGTTTTCCACCCACCATTGTCCCGTCTTTGCATTACGAAGTCGCTGGTCAGTAAGATCACTGAGACTAATGAGAGCACTACGACGAACACCCCCAACAATGACCACATCGGCAATGGAACACACCAAATCATGACATTCTACCGTTGTGAGTTTTCTACCAACTGCTCCTCTAAAAACTTGGACACAGTAATCAAAGAGTCTATTAAGTGGGTCAGGGCCGCTTGCCCTTCCACCAAAGGTTTTAAGTCTGGCCCCCGCTGGTCGTACTTTTGATAACTCCCATCGTGGAATTTTTCCTGTATAGAGCAAACTAAGGAGTTCACGTAATGCGCTTGCCCACCCAATCCTTGAATCCGCAACAACAATGGTTGTATCTGTTTTATGAAGTTCTTCTGCAATAGTTGGGAGTTCTTTGACATATCTTTCCTCAACACTAAAACCAACCCCCGTGCCACACATAAGGATATACATTATTTCATCAAAAGCACGAGGATGGTCAATTGTCACATAACTACAATTATACCCGGCAATATTGTCTCGCTCTAAGGCAGGCCCTGCCGTCATCATTGCTCGCATACTTGGCACAACTTCAAGGTCATGGATGGCCTTGTAGAGCCTCTTATATGGGAATACATCACCAAAACGAGCATGAAAGAAATTACAGTAACGAGTAACCGTTTCAGCCCAAGTCTCTCTTCGTTTTAAATCCTCATGCCACTTAGCATAGCGCGATAAATAAATAAATTTATTGTAATCGTTCAATTCTTATTTTCCGTTAAATCCTCAAGCCATGTGTATAAATCATCTGCTAAAGCCTCATTGGAGTCCATAATTGTAGATGCAAATGCACGAAGGGCATCCCTAGATGCCTTTCTAAAGGCAGGGTCTGAACTTGTTGGATTAAGCACAAAGTACTTTAGAGTAAGTCCAAGATTCTCATTTTTCATTTTCTTTTATTAACCTTTCTAGGTAATCTCTAGCTTTATAGAGATCCTGAAGTCCTCCCTTTAGAGGCCACCTAGTTACGTATTTAATAATATTACCTTCAACAAAAGGAATATTATTTGCAATAATATAATCTAGGGGCTCTATTTTTAGAGTTTTATAATGTGTGTCGTACTGGTTGCCCATTACGTTTATATTTCTTCCGCTGCCTCTTCAGAGGTAGCTTGCCAGTCCATAAATTCTTTAAACTCATCATACTTATGCTCTAGAATAAGCTCCGAGAAAGCATTAACAAGGTCTTCCTCGGTAATTTCCAGGACACCTAGAATATCTGTGATGTCCATTGTGTTCGCTATTTGCTTTAAAAAATCGTACTCTACATCATTCATTATGTTGCCGTTAAAATTCTAGATTTCTCAGAGGTAGGAGCTGTTGGTGAGTCTTGTGGTGCGTTAATAAACCCCTTTCCTGAGATTCCACAAAGATTTTCCTTTTCTCGCACAATCCCACAAGGAAGTGGGGTTCCGTCTACTGGATTGGGTAACTCTGGATGAAGACAAAGCTCAATAACCATACCACGGCCATTGTTAACTGTGCCGTGTCTCTTATAATGTAAACAGTTAGTACAGAGTTTCATCCTTTTTTCCTCCGTAAACGTTTAATTTTATAAAAGATTAAAGACAGTGTGGCAGGTTCTATCTCTTCCACACTTTTCTTAACAACCTCTACACCATTGTTGATAAACTTTACCCGTATCCAATTAGTCCAACCAGACCCTAGAAATACATCATATTCCCTTGGATTATCGAGGGCTTTGATAAACATGAACTTCCTTTCCAATTTCAAGAATATAATCAATCATGTGTTTAGTACCGCGACTCTTACCGTCCCAAAAAGCTACGAGAGCATCTGCATAATCTCCCATTTCTTTATTTCTAATAGCCCCGGCGGATTTACCATACTTATTCCAATCAGCAGGCCAACAAGAAACTTTAATATTGTTCCTTTCAGCCCACTCTTTTCCAAAAGAGTCTGGGCCTTCTGCCATACCACAGACAACTTCGCTGGTAGGAATAGCGGCATAATTTTCATATGGTATGTGAAGCATTAGATCATCTATATTATTTAATACCCAAACTTTATCTTTTATTGAGCGGCTTCCTGCGATTATTACTTTCAAATTTTAATTCCTTTTCAAATTCGTTCCAGGGCCGGTTGGCCCTTTCCCGAATACTAATAGGATCAACTGGAACCTTACCGTTTGATATCTCGGATAACGTGTTTTGTTTTTTCGTATAGTCCTTGGAGTCCTTCGACATCACTCTCACACCTTTCAATCATTTTCTTCATTGCGGGGCCTTTTGGGTCTTGAATTACTTGGTTCCAAACATCAGCCCCGACAGTCATTTTCTGTTCGGGGGCGTCCAACCATGATAGTAGATGCCCCTGACTACGCCGCGCAGTAAGTAAATTACTCTTTAAGGAATAATACATGTCTACATGATGACGTTTGTCTACTGGGCTTTTACCCCATTTTAATAGTCGGGTATTAATCATAGGAATATCAAAACCCTTCCCATAATATGTAACCCAACAATCGTACTTCTCAAGGGCTTCCTTAACTGCTCCTACGACGCCCTTATCATTACCGGGCTGCTTAACCACAAAGCTGTAGGGATCACTGTTGTATGGCTTAATAGAAGCCACTAGAACACTATTATAGTCACCACGAAGTCCTGTTGCTTCAATATCAAAGAAGGCTAAGGTATTGGCACTCTCCACTAAACGTAGATAATCTTGAGCATCAATTTGCAATTAGGAGTTCTCGCTTTCTGGTTGTTGTGAACTGTACATATTTACTTTATTTGCAATAAGGGTACGGACAGTTTCTTTTACTTTGTTAATCTTTTTATTTTCATAATCTAAACCGTCTAGAAACTCTAAGATATCAATATAAACAATTTGCTTAGCTTCTCGTACTTTAATAGCCATTATTAAACCCTCTCTTTTTCGTTATCCACGATAACTTGCCAATCTTCTGCCTGAATTTGACTAATATTACCAGACTCGTCTGTATCTGGTAGTTCTTCGGTTCCCTTAATTCCCATCTTTTCTGCAATAGATGCAATCATTACGCCCTGTTGTAGGCAGGCAATTAATCCAATGTTTAATAGTGCCTTCATTTCTTCAGGAGTAAGTTCAGTCTCAACCTTAACATTCCCGGTTTCGGGATGTCTCTCTATCTCGTATAGCTTCATCTATCCATTCCTTTTTTATAGTTTTATGTGCCCACTCAATTCCATTTTTAGTACACCAATCTGCATAGGTAGTTTTGGAATTTTTGTAGATCCTCTTATATGCATTCTCGAATAGCAGATAAAATCTTTTAGTTGGGTGTTGCTCTATTACAAGAAGCATTTTCTTACGATCATCGGTATCAAATATACCTTTACTCTCTATATAAATATTTGGAGATATCTTCCAGTCAGGATGATAATTGTGTTTTTTCTCAGGAACAATATACGAGATTCTATCTGCTTCATAATCAGGTTCAAAACCATACTCTCGTAATTGATCAGCTACACGGCCCTCCCATTTACTTTTATAAATTGGATGTCTACGTCGTCGCATTAAATTAATACATCTAGGTTTGTAGGATTCTCGGAATCAATATAATTACCGTCTGTTGTCCAGTTACACGGAATCCAAGAGTCGTGATCTGGGGAAAAATACGCCCCAATTAAGGGGCGTTGTCCTTGGTTAGAATTCCAAAGGATTTTGGCAACTAAGCCACATCTAAGAAAGGTAGGGGGGGATTCCATATCTGTCCCTCTTTTTGTCTGATCTTTACAAGCTGACCAGTTAATGTAATACGGTTGTGAATATCGGTGAGTGGTTGGTCCTTACATTGTTTATAATATAATTTACACACAGTTTCCCAGTATTGTTCCTCCGTAACACATCCTTCAAGGGCTTGATATGCTTTCTGACCACCAATCCCAGGGCAGGAGAGCCCTTCTTTAACTGTAATATTATCGGTGGAATCTCCTGTTAATAATTGTTTATAAAACAGGTATAATCCCTCAGATTCAGATATAGTTTTAAACTCTCCTGTGACCCAATTGTAATGTCTACCTGGGATTTGTTTAAGGTCTTTATCAATACTACAAATAACTGTAGTATCTCCAGACTGATCAATTCCAAGGGCGTCGTCTGCTTCCTCGCCCCAGGCGATCATCGCCCCCCATTCATTTGTAATATAGTTGCTTAAAGCTTCGTGGTGAACCGGCTTGTTGTCAGGTCTATTGGCCTTATACCTTGGAAACAACGATAACCTGAAGTTTCCTTTGGAATCACTGAGGTACATTCTATATGAAGAAGCACCCACAGTGTCCATAATCGTACCAATAGTTTCTGACATTCGTGCTTTAGCAATCCTCTCGGATACATCCATTGATGCGAAGCCGGTACGATAGAGTATAATGTCCCCATCAAGTAAGGCCAGTAGGCCACTCATTAGTCAATATCCACATCACCAGTTTGTTCAGGAGGAAGGTCTTTATTGTTAATAACAAAATCAACAAAGTGCTCAGCAACACTTAAAAGTTCATCAACATCTTGGTTATTCCCAAGGTAAGCAATCGCATTTGCAAGACAACTTTGTCGAATAATTAACCGTTGCTTGTCTCCCTTTTCAAACTCAAACTTTTCACGATCTAGAGCAGTACGATCAACCCAATTATTACCAGAGCCCCCGCTA